GAAGATGCTGCCTCTCTACCTGGTGCAGGACCTATGATGGGTATCGATCCATCTGTTTCTCCTTTCTTGGGAATTGGCGTAGCGAATCCTGGAAAAATCGTACTTGATACAGATCCAGCTTCTATTGAAGAATTTCAAGTTCTAAGAATCGTATGTGGACATGCAAACACAGTAGTTATTCCTGCTGGTGAGTTGCCAGGCCATGCTGATCTTAATGGAATGGGTCAATAATATTAAAGAAGTTTACTTAAGGAGAAGCTACTATGGAATTCACTAACGAAGAAATGGTTAAGTCTCTCACTTCTTTAATTGATGAAACACTTGAAGAAATTGAAGAGATTAAAAAATCCAAGTTCGCAGCTTCAGAAATCTCTCTTGGCGATGATAAAAGTGGAATCGCTGATAAATCTAAGAACGGCAAGCTAGAAGCTAAAAAAGCCGAAGACGAAGATGAAGAAGAAGATGAAGAAGATGAAGACGACATGGATAAAGCTGACTGCATGGACAAAGCCGATGACATGGACAAAGCTGAAGACGAAGAAGATGAAGATGAAGATGAAGAAGATGAAGACGACGATATGGAAAAATCTTTATCCGATTGGAAAGAATTAAAAATTCCTTCTAAGAAAGAACTCAAGCAGGCTAAAAAACCAGATGCAATGGGTAAAAAAATAGCTGCTAAGATTTCTGATAAAAAAGATAAATCTGTAAAGAAATCTGAGGAAGCTGAAGAGTCTTTAATTAAATCTTACGTTGATGAGAGATTTTCTACGCTAGAAAAAACTATTTCTAGACTAGTAGACATCGTTGAATCTATCGCAGATGCTCCAGTTCAGCGTCGCGGAGTTCCAGCAGGAGTCGCTCCTCTACATAAATCACAAGAGGAAATTGCGCCTCTTTCTAAGTCGCAAGTAGCTAATCAATTGTTTGAGCTTAAAAAGACTGGTAAATCAGTAGATTCTGCCGATATCTTTAAAGTTGAAACAGGAAATGAAATAACAGTTTTAGAAATCGCCAATAAATACGGGCTGAGATAATTTAAGGAGATAAAAATGTACAGACACGAAACTGTAGACCAAATCAATCAGGGGCTAGAGCAGGGGATCGTATCTTCTGAAGAAATCGAAGCTCTTAACAAGGCTCTCACTGCTGGATACGGCGGTGCGGGTAAACCAACTGACCTAGTTTATGGCGGTGTACTTCAGGCTGAGTCATTAGAAAGTACTCTTAAGAGTGTTACTTTCGACATGAAAAACTTGAAGATGTGGCCAGCTATTTCAGTAGACAAAGCTTACAACCTATTCGAGCAATATAATCGTTTAATCGGTGTTGGCTCTGACTCATCTCCATATATCGGAGAAGGTGGAGCACCACGTGAAGAAGATTCAACATACATCAGAGACGGTCAAAGGATCGTGTTCTTTGGTACTCGCCGTAAGGTAAGTCATCAGATGACATTGGTTCGTACGACTGTTGGTGACGTTGTTGCACAACAAGCAAAAGAAGGAACTATGCACCTTCTTAAGAGCGTTGAGCGCGAAATGTACTGGGGTCATGCTCACTTTGCTAATCCTGCTACAGGTGCACAAGACGGAGCTCTCTCAGATCTTCCAGCTAACTCAATTGCTATGAACGGTCTTCTTCAGCAGCTTCTAAAAGGCGACGAAGATACTCAGCAAAAATCAAGAGAATTTGAAGGCTACGGAGAAACTCGCTCTATCTCTAAAGATCTTGCTGGTGCAGTTCTTACTCAAGATGATTTAGAAGATCTAGCAGTTATCGCTCTTGAAAACTTTGGATCTCCAAGCGATCTTCACATTGAGCCGCTTGCTCTAAGTTCTTTCATTAAGCAATTCTATCCTCAATTCCGTTCTAACCCAGGTTTGAGCAATCAAACAGTTGGTTATGACGTAAGCAAGATGACTACCTCTGCTGGTAGCATCGAGTTCAAACCAAATCTTTTCCTACGTCCGCGTGGACGCGTTCGTTCAGTAGGTATCGCTGGTGCTCCAGCTGCTCCAACTGTTGGTGCTGTTGGTGCTGCTACTAACCCAGTAGGATCTCTTACTGCTGGCGATAGCTTTGACTACGTAGTTACTGCTGTTAATGATCATGGCGAAGGTTCTGCTTCTGCAGTTCAAGCCGCTACTGTTCAATCTAACGGATCTGCTCAGATTTCTATCGGAGCTGTTGCTGGTGCTAAATTTTTTAAAGTTTATCGTAAAGCAACTGGTGCTGCTGCTGGATCTGAAGCTTTCATCGGAAACTACAAATCATCTGGAGACATCACTGATTCTGGCGCTAAAGGTGCTGGTCTTGGCGAAGCTTTCCTACTTGATATGTCTTCTGAATGTATGCGTTTCAAGCAACTTGCTCCTCTTTCTAAGATCAACTTCGCGATCGTTACTACTGCTCTTGAATTCGCGATTGTTCTTTACGGAGCATTGTTCGTGTATACTCCACGATTCAACTGCTTGTTCCGTAACTTAGGTAAGTAGTAAGCATTAAAACCTAATTAAAAAAGGCGGCTTCGGTCGCCTTTTTTTTAGTTCTTATGAGTAAACAATGAGCTGGAATCACTGGATACTTGAAAAAAATATAGACGCTACTCTTGAGAAGTTACATATCTCTAGAGAAGCCTACATAGATTTTTTAATAAAAGCTAAACCGCCTGTAGATAAAAGCGATAAGCATCCAAATGGTCCATATACACCAATATGGAATCATAGCTTAGGTGCATATGATTGGCACTCCAACAAAGCAGATCAAGAAAGAATAAATCAAGAAATTAAAGAAACACTTGGTACATTTTTTTTAGGTGTAAATAATACAATTAAGAAAAGAGGAAGCAGAGAGATAACTCCAAATCAGCGTAAGATATATGCAAGTCTTATAAACGCAGTCAACAAAGATCCTGAGCGCTTTTTCTTAACCTCAAATACTAAAAAAATTAAGCGTGATGATCAAGAAATTAAGAAGCATGTTCTTAGAGCTCGACATATAGTGAATCTGCAGAAAAAATTTACGAACAATTATCATAAAGAATTGCTCGAACAAAGCCTAAGTCCAAAATCTCGCTCGCTGTTGAATCCATCGCAGATTAATGATAGGCAAAATAAATTAGATAGCTTAAATAGATATATAAAAGATGGTATTAGCGAAGACTACCAAGTGGACTTCTCTGATCCAGATAAAGTGACTATACATCACTCTCCGCACGGACAAGTTGATCCAAATGATCAAGATATATATCATGTAGATGGAAAACCCTGGATATCTCATACGTTTTCGCTCGATAGCTTTGCCAACGGTGAAAATAATCATGGAGAAGAAGTGCCAAAAAGGAAGAAGAGCAAGCTAGTTCAATTTCCAACCGCACCAACTACATCAGATGCTATTCAAACAAAGCCTTCTAAAATAGCCTAACTCATTAATATAAATCATCGTATAATCCTATTATAAACAATAGGATTAATCTTGTCACTTAAAAAAATTCTAAAACAGCTAGCGTCAGACGGAAGATATTATGCCGAGACGGTCGATAATCTTGCTGAAATATATTATCTAGATGATGCAAGACCTGTAGTTCTTGCTGAGTACGAAAAAACAGTACTTCATCTGAATTTTAGATCAGATTTAATGCCAAGCACTGTTGCTCAGGTATCTCATGATATAGCTAAAATCGCACCTAATGTCGTCATAGGATCCTGCTTTGCTATAACCGCAGATAAAGGAGTCGTCTATGGCAATGAAGCCATGGGTGCACATTATCTTAATGTCTATATGGCATTGCAGTCTTCTGCAAAAGAGTCTAGCGAGTCAGAAAATGCAATATTTGTTGTAAAAGAACCATTAGAAACATTTAGTGGCAAAAGACAACCTAGAAGCGATAAGATATACAAGAAACTCTGGGAGGACATGTGAGCGTCTGGCCTTGCACTAAATGTGGCATGAATACACACATAGACACATATTCTAAAAACAACAGTATGTGTAGCCACTGTGCCTCATCATACACAGAAGAAGATTCGACTAATAATATGCAAGAAGATATAATCAATAAACCTAAGCACTATAACTTTGCAACTATAGAGCCTATTGACGTCATTGAAGACTGGGATTTAGACTTTAGGCTCGCTAATGCTCTCAAGTATATTTCGCGTGCAGGTAAAAAAGATCCTACAAGGACAAAAGAAGATTTACAAAAAGCAATCTGGTACATAAATAGATATATATTAAAGGAATGCCCTGATGACAACTAACAAGCAGAACAATATCTCAGATAAGAAAAAGGCTATGCTGCGAGATTACGCAACGCT